GATCAGGTTGCCGGCGCGGTCGCGCGCACCGTTGACGGCGGGCTGCGTGTACGTGACGGTCTGGGCCACAGTGTGCCCGGTGCCGGTCAGGACGATGGTGCTGCCAACAACGGCAACGGCGGTCACGGTGCTGCCACCCGAGATGGTGAAGGCGGCGGCTGCGGGCACGACCGAGGTTTCCAGCGGCTCGCTGAAAGTGATCGTGCTCTGCGTCGCGCTGTTGCGCACGCGGCTAACCACGGTCGGGGCCGTGCTGTCCGTTAGGCTGTTCAGCGCTGTGGCGCAGGCCGTGAAGAACGACTGCAGCGCAGTGGCCGCGGAGGTCTTGCCGCCCGGAGTCAGGCCGGCCGTGATTTCAACAGCGCTGATGGCTTGTGCTGCGGTCGTACGCAGAGCGATGCCCTTGGACAGGAGGCCGGGGCTGGGCAGGTTTTCAACTCGCATGATGTTCCTTACTTGCGCCAGCGGCGCAGCATGTTAGGGCGTTGGTCGCCGGGTTTCGTCTTGCCATACCCGAGTGGGTCCTTGAGCATCTCACGGTGCTCGCGGTCTCGCTGGCTCTGTAGCTTCTTGTGCTGGTCTTGCGCCAGCGCTGCCTGGAAGTGCCGCACCACTGCCTCAACGGCGTCGGCGCGGTCGTCATGCAGCAGGGCGTCGCGGACCAGGGTCATGCGGGCCAGCTGGAAGAACAGGCTGTAGTTCTGGCGCAGGCCTGGGGCGTAGCGCATGCAGTCGTCGGCGTCCTCTTGCAGGACATCAGGGTGCACGATCAGCGACCCGCGCCCCATGACGGGGCTGAGGGTGTCGATGATGCGGCGCTCCTTCTGACCAGTGACAAGGTCCTCGTCAATCTGGCAGGTGATGTGCTTGCGCAAGATGGGAGTGAAGACGGCAGCAAAGGCGCCGTATCCCATGTTCTTCTCAATGGTCACGCCCGACAGCTTGAAGCGGGCCAGCCGCTTGGCAAGCTCGGTGAGCTTGTCCTCAGTGTAGCCGCCAGGAAGGCCACCACAGGACAGGAGAATCACGTTGCCGTTCAGGAAGCCGGCGACTGCGTAGGCAGTCTCGTCTCCGTTGGCGCCACCGGCAGCCGGGTCAATGCAGGCCCAGATGTCCTGGAGGTTGGCCGTCTCGCGGCTCACCTCATGCGGCGTCATCAGCTGGAACGGGAAGTCAGCGACGCTGAAGTCCCGTAGCAGGGCCGCGTCCATGCCCCGCACAATCTCCATGGGCCAGCGGTTGCCGGCGCCCTGGAGCAGCACGAGCAAGCTGGGCTTCAGCGGGAAGCGCTGAGAGTCTGCCAGCACCGTATTCAGCATGTACTGTAGCTGGAAGTGCGGGGTGCCCTGGTCCAGCTCTTTGCGCTGCAGCGTGTCCTCATCGAACAGCTGCGGGTCGGTCGGCTGGCCTTGATCAGACAGCATGCCACCGCCCTGGCCCAGGCCCGGGTCGGCGTCAAGCCGGCGTGCAATGTACGGCGCAAGCCGGTTGCCGTAGAAGCTGCGCTGCTCGGGGGTAGGGTAACGGCCGGGCCAGACCCGGATCGTGACGCCCCGAGAGGGCAGGCTGTTGTAGATGGACTCGTTCGTCTGCGGGGTGCCGAGCCACAGGATGCGGCCCGTCGAGCAGATCGAGGTGAACTCTTTGGTCAGGTGGAGCAGCTGCCCGCGTTGCAGCGGGGTCATGCCGTTCTTCGGGGACTCAACGTCGTCCGGGATCAGCAGGTCCGCACGCTTGCCAGGGAGGTTGGCGCCGATGCCCACGCACGCCACGCTGGGGCTCTTGTCGAGTCCCTTGAGGCTGTGATGCACATCGAAGGCTTCCACGCTCGCGCGGTCGCCTGCCATCTTGTCCGGGCGCATGCAGGCCAGAACGTCCAGCGTCATGATGAAGCGGACGATCAGCGTGCTGATTTCGGTAGCCTGCGTCCCACCGGCCGACACGATCAGCACCCGATGCTTCGGGTTGTGGATCAGGTCGAACACTGCAAAGGCTGCAGCGATGGTGGTCTTGGCTTGGCCCCGCTGGGCCTGCACCATCAGGTGCTGCGGCCCGTGCTCCATGAAGCTGGCGATGTCGTACTGCAGATCGGTGACGTTGAAGCCCAGCTCGGACATGGCGTCTTGCAGGAAGTCCGGGAAGTGCCGGTAGTGGTCCTGCAAGAGCGTCAGCTGTTCGAACCGGTGCAGCGCTTCAACGTGAGTCTCGCGGCCCTTCACGAGGGCAGGCCCGGGTTCATCTGATTGAACTGGGCCAGAGCATCTTCAAGCGCCGCTCGCGGTCGGCCCTGACGCTTTGCAGCCAGGGTCTCCTTGAGCGCACCCAGCTCAGCGTTGGTCTCGATGTCCGCCGTAATGCTGTTGTTCTTTAGGAAGGCGATGGCCTGGGCCCGTGCCTTGTCGATGGTCGCGGCGCGGAGCGCCGGGTCCTCGATAGACTTCGCCGCAGTCAGGTCGTCCGAGAGGGACTGTGCGACGAGCTTGTGTAGCTCGCCAAGGTCCTTGTCACTCGCTGCCATCTTTGTCCCTCCACCACTTATCGCGGACGATGAAGATGATCTGCAGCAGCACGTAGACTGCCGTCAGGATGTAGACGATGGTGTCCCAGGGGACCCCTGCGAGACTGCTTGCGGCAACGCCAACGGCAGGCGCAGCTTTGACGGCCTCGGCCTGAATGGTGTGATCGTAGAGTAAGTCTCGCATGCGGCCTCTGTTAACCGATGAGTACCCAGTCAGAGAGGGCAGTGCCCTTGCTCTTGTACCAAGTACCGGCAGTGCTATTGTATAGCTCCTCGCCGAAGAAGTACGGGGCGATGACCCCGGTTGGATTGCCCGCGTAAGTGCGCGAGCTAGTCTGCGCGAGTGGAACCCAGCCACCCGGCGTGCCATCGCTGACGCAACGCCAGCCAGCAGGCTTGCCTTCGCCGGGGGCACTGTGCCACGCAATGTCGCCGAGTTTCCAAGAGCCCGTGGTGGGGCTCGCGGATGCCTGGACAACAGCCATGCCGTTCAGAATCTGCCCTCGGACGCCTGTGGGCAGCTGCCCGCCATCTGTCAAGAAGTTGCGAACTGAGCTACCGGCCACGATGTTGAATGCCGTGCTCGCCAGGAACGAGTCAAACAGGCTGTCCACTTCCACGCCAGCAGCCGTGACTTCCAGGTTGTTGACCCAGCGGCAACCCTCTGTGATCAAGCGGCACGGGGCCGCAAGCACGATGGGTGCTTCAATTACGCAGCTGATCAGCTTGATCGGCCGGTAAGTCTGCTGCGTTGCCATCGTGTCTTGCACGTACAGCATGGCGAGCGCGTCCTCGAACTGACAGCCGATCATCAAAACGCTGTCGCGGATCGAGCCGCTGGTCGTGATCATCGTCCCGCCGCCGCCGAAGCAGTTGATCATTGTCAACATGCCGCCGCGCTTCAGGTTGATACCGTAGCCAGCCAGGTTCTGGAAGAACCCAACGTTCTGGAGCAGCCAGCAGTCCGCGTTGTCTGCCTCGATTTCGATGCTGACCGAGTTGTAATAGAACGTGCAGTCGGTCATCGTGACCGGGCAGACGTTCCAGTCCGGGTTGGCACTGGGCGCAAGCGGGTCGCGCACGCGGAAGCCGTAGCCCCCGAAGTTGGAGAACTGGCAACTCTCGAAGGTCAGATGCTTGATGTCGTTAGGCCAGGAGCCCGACAGGTTGAAGCAGGTCGTGGTGCCGCGCGGTGTCGTGTTCGGGAACAGCCGAGCCCCGAGCGAGATATTGCGGAACGTCACGCTTTCCAGCTGGACGCCAGGAGCATGCGTGAACAGGGAGCCCGTCTCGCTGTCGAGGAAGATGTGCGACGGTCGCTCGTTGTTGGTGGGCACGCCATAGGTCAGGTTCGTACAGCCTTCGCCGTAGAACTCCAGGCCTGAGTGCAGCGGGATGCTGGAGGTCACTCGAATCCAGCCACGCGGCACATGGATGCGCCCGCCGCCCGGGAGAGCAGCGACTGCCGCGAGCACCTGTGCGGTCCAGTCGGTGGTACCGTCGCCAACGACGTTGTAC